GTCCCTAAGGATGATGTGGAATTTCTTGCGAGAAAATTTCGTGTTGAGGGAGGTAATATTAAAGCTCCGCTCAACGAAGAATCAATTTACTCCATGGTGTACTGGATTCGTGAGCCTGCAAAAGACAACCCGGAAGGGAATACGTTAGATTCACAGTTTTTAGTGAATTTAGAACAAGCTCACCAAGAATGGTTTCATTATGGTAGGGATCGTTTTGAGTTAGAGGCTGACAAGATTCGCGGATTATGTCGAGATCTTGGGATTTTATATCCTGGGAAATCATATGATGAATATGCGGATCGTTGGCTCCTAGCTCAACGCGATTAAATTTTAATTTGGCCTGCTCAGAGGGCATCATTGTCTGAGGCGTTTATGCTTACGCTCATAAAAAGCAATATTGGTTATCTAGTCCTTAAAAGACGACCGTCCGGGGTCAGTAATAAACCGAGGTGTTATGTTTTTCTCAGGGAAAGCGCGTTAAGCTGTCGGCAAAAACAGTTAGTGCAGGTGATCTTTGTTACAGCTTTGGAATGGGCTGTGGCATTGCTGGCACGAACTCATTTCATTCCATCTTTCTAGGACGTACATTTGGATCGAGTTGTGTGTCCCTAAGTAATTTCGATCGCCGAAGATAATAGTTTTCAGTTGGAGTTAGGTAAGGATGTGAGCAAGGATGACCACGAAATAAAGGGGTTGTCTACGTTCCAAGAAGATGAAGAACAGACGACTGTTAAAGTCTCTGTTGTCCCGTTCCCAGTTGTTGGGAACCCCTACCCGGACCAGACCCCTAGCCGTATTGGTGAGAGGTGGTACCAGGTAGATGTAACTGATGTTACAAAAAGTGCATCCTCAGGATCGACTATTCAAGTTGCCCTGAGTTTGCTATTTGAGAATGCAATCCAAGACTGTCTTCAAACTTTTAGGTTTATAAGATGGAAGAGTATTAGCGTTAAAACACAGAGTAGTACCGTGCCCCAGGTATATGGGTATGGTCATTCTTGTTCGTTTGTTCCTACTCTTTGGACTGGGTCTAGTTTTGGTCAGGAAATGTCCTGGGATGATGCTGTTATGTACGATTATAGCGTCCAGAATGACGTTACAACAGTGATTCCTTGGAGAACCCCTGATCAGTGGCTTGATTGGTATCGAGTCGGTCTAGACCCAACTGCTGATTTCCATGACATGTATTTATATACGTTGTCTTTAAATCAAGTAAGCGTTCTCTCGTCCGATGCATCCCCTAGTTTGCGGTTCGTCACTTATGCAAGATTTGACGGCTTAGAGGCTGCAGGACATGTTGATGATTTTGACTCCTTTTACCCTCAGTCTGGGAAGTACATGCCCAGTCTTGGAGGTTTAGGAAATTTAATTTTCGACACTCCGATGTCTATGACATCAAGAGGATCCAATCCCAATGATGTGCATCGTCAAGAAATTGAAGAGCACATGAACGGGGCTGACAAACCAGGTCCTCCTAAGAAAAGTAGTGATCCGTCTTCTGACCCCTCAGATCCTGAGGTAAGGAATAACCCTTTCGGGTCACTAGTTTCATCCCCTTCTATGTATACAGCAGGAAGTGGAACTTTATTGCAAGGAATTAGGGAATTTACCGTTCGAGATATAATTTCTCGCCCAACGTATATCGGGAGTTCAGTTTTGACATCCGGTTTTGGAAGCGAGCAATTAGTCCAGATTGGTGCGGGTGGAGGATTGTACTGGAGTCGAATTAATTATATGGCTCAGTACTTTAGAATGTGGCGTGGTTCAATAAACTACACATTCATTATATTCTCCTCCCCTTTCGTCTCCGCTCGTTATAATATAATTGTAGCGTGGGGAGGCGGTCCGCCAATCGGAACTTTAGGTAATGAGATCATAAATGATGTGACAGTCAGAGGAACGACACGAGTTGATATAACTGTGCCTTTTCTCTCGGCTGATCAATGGCTACCGACCTGGCCTCAGTACCCTTCTGGGTACACGCCAGCGTTTAATATGCCATCGATTTTCATTCAAGAAGTCTCTCCGGCAGTCGGAACTGGCGACGTAGTCGCTGCCCCACAGTTAGTTATGTGGGAGTCTGCTGGAGATGATTTTCAATTTCGGTCTCTTTGCAATCCAAATCCTCATTGGGCTAATGTTCCGCCCGAAGAGAAGTTTGTTCCTCAAATGCGGGTTGCAGAATTCAGAAAGCAAGAAGTTTCCGGTGATGGTACTACGTTAAAGTACCCTTACGAGACAGACACTGAGATGAGTATTTCATCAATGTGTCAGAGGTGGTGTAATCATGCAGGAACCCAACCATCAGCATGCCCTACGTATCCGCAGGGCAGTACTAATGAGGGTCTGCTAAATCAAATTTCTTGCTTATTTGTCTACTGGTCTGGGCAAATGAAATTTAAGATTCAGTGTAAATCAACCAATAAAATGGCTTGTTATCACACTGATTCTTACTCACCACAAACCAACACATCAGCATCCGTGCTTTGTGCACGGCCAGAAGATGGAATGGCAAACGTTTGGACTGATTTGACTAGGGTCATTGATGCTACGGCACCATTTTTAGCGACGACGAGTTTCTTACCTGTTGTGAGGATAGATACTCCTATCGACGTTAATGCGTGGCGTAGTATTAAGTTTTCCCGCAGAATTGCTTGGTTCGGAGAACTGCATAATGAGCTCAATACTAATGAGACAGCAGAACGAATCTTCATGGCTGGCGGGCCTGACTTTTCTTTTTATTTCAACGTGCCTCCCCCCCTTGTGGCGATGTGGCCTTTGACATCTATTGTTGCTGAAGCGAGAAGCGTAAAGCAGCGAAAGATGCCAGTTAAAAAACGAAGGAGCGGAGTTCCGAAGAAGAGAGATAAGAGTTGCTCTCTCTCTTCCGCGGTTTAGAGCTTTTAGGATATGGTCTGGTACACTATGTCCCCCTACTTCCCCG